AACAGGCCGCGGCACAGCCGACGGAGACGCCCGCACAGCCGAAGCCCGAGCCGACGCCCGCCGCCCCGCAGGAGAGCGCGCAGATGACGCAGGCGCAGGCCAACATGTACTCCGCCCTGCTCAACCGGAGCGCGGAAGCCCTTCGCGCCGCGAATGAGGAGAAAGCGCGACTGAATGAGGAGAACGCGCGGCTGAACCAGATGCTTCAGCAGCAGTCGCAGGTGGCCGAGCAGAAGGCCGAAGCGGTCGCGGAGCAGCCAGCGATGCCGGTGCTCGATATGTCCCAGTGGGGCTATCTCTCCGACGAGCAGAGAGCTGAGAAGACCGCCGAATTCCAGAACGGCATGATGGCATACTTCAAGAACGCCATGCTGCAGGAGATCGCCCCGCTGAAGGACGCCTACGAGCAGCAGAAGGCGGCGGCGGCGCGGGAACAGGCGATTGCCGCCCTGTCCGGCGACGAGCGGCTGAAGGGCTTCAAGGACGATCTGCCGATGATCCAGAACATTCTGGACAAGACGCCGGAGCTGTCCGGCGCCGACCCGAACCGGCTCTACCAGATCGCCTACTACATCAACCGCGGCATTCAGGCGCAGAACGCGCCCCAGCGGAGCGCGGCGCAGATCGCGGAGGAGGCGGCTGCGAATCCCGAAGTCATGCGCATCCTTGAGGCGAAGAGAGCCGCCGAGGTGGCGCAGAAAAACAGCGAAGTGCCGGTCGTGTCGGCGTCCTCCGGGATGTCGAGCGCGGCGGCGATCCCCACGAACCGACCGAAGACGCTGGAGGAAGCGCACAGGTTCTGGGAGAACGCATTCAACTGATCGAATGGCGATAGCCTCGATATAAAATTTTCCAAACCAAAAGGAGAAAAACAAAATGGCAACGAGCATTCCCCAGATTCTCACCAGAATCACCGGTGTGCTGAAGGACGGCTATCTGCCGGCCATTGAAAACCAGCTCACCGTGGAGCCGTAGGCTTTTCTTGAGAAGGTCAAGAAGGCTCCGCTGACCAACCACAATCTGGTCGGCGCGGCTCCCGTCGGCATCAACGGCGGCTTCGGCTTCGGCGCAGAGGGCGCGAATACGCCCGTCGCGGGCGCGATGAACGACGTCCGCTACACGCTCCCGTCGAAGGATCTGTACGTGGACGTGCAGATTTCCCACAAGACGATCATGCTCGCGCAGAGCAACACCGCTTCCATCATCAACGCCGTGGAGCAGGAGATCACCTCCTCCTACGAGAGCGCAAAGTGGAACGTGGGCCGCGCCCTGTTCGGCAACGGCACCGGCGTGATCGCCACGCTGAACGATTCCGCCGCGTCGGGTCAGGCCGTCATCAATGTGGACACCGCGGACTACCTCATCGAGGGTCTGTTCGTCGATCTGTACGCCACCTCCGCGACGACCACCCCGACCGAGACGCACCGCATCAAGTCGGTCAACCGCGTTCCTACGAGCGGCAAGTATTCCGTCACGCTCGACGGCAACCTCACGAACAGCCTGTCTTCGGGCGGCTTCGTGACCGTTCAGGGTTCGTTCAACCGCGAGATCACCGGTCTCGGCGCGATCTACGATTCCAGCATCACCACGCTGTACGGCCTCACCAAGGCGGACAACCCGCACGTCATCCCGACGAGCGTTTCCGCCAACCACGATCTGACCGACATCGTACTGTACGACGCCGTGAAGAACGCGCGCCGCTACAAGAACTCCAAGATCGACCTCATCATGATGGGCGACGCGGCCTTCACCGCGTACCAGCGCTACATGATCGAGTCCAACGTGGCCGTCGTCCGCGACCGCAAGTTCGTGGGCGGCACCGCCGGTCTGGAAGTCCTCGTCGGCGACCAGATGGTCGATATCGTGAACGAGCACTTCGTGCCGTCGACCAAGGCGTGGGGCGTGGACACCACCGCGTTCACGTACTACTCGACGCCGTGGGACTTCGCGTCCTACAACGGCTCGTCCGCGTTCAATCTCATCCCCAACACGAGCATCTACCGCGCGCTGCTCGCCTCCTACGGCGAACTGCTGTGCAAGAACCCGGGCGGGTGCATCGAGATCACCGACTGCGACGACCAGTAATTCCACACAAAAAAGGGCGGCTGACAAAGCCGCCCGACGGGTCTGCGCCGGAGCAAGGCGGGGTTCGACTCCCCGCGCAGGCAGAAGATGGGCGGCGTTCGCCGCCCGTTCTCACAGAAGGAGTTAATCATGGAAATTCGCAACCTATACGAGCGCGTCGTTCGTCGGCGCAAAATTGACACGACGGATTTCCTCGACGCATACAACGAGATCGTACTGGAACTGTGCATGCGGTTCGGAGACAAGTACGTGCTGCTCGACGGGGCGGTGCGGACGGACGCGGTCTCGCTGAACGGATCCGACGCGGTGCTGGACGTTTACGCGCCCGCCATCGCGGACGGGATCATGTGGCGGCTGACCGGAGAGGGGCGCGAGCTGTACGACGCGGAGGCGGTGCAGGCGTTCCGGCGCGTCCACATGACGCGCGCCTACGGAAAGGTACTGAACATCCGGCGCACGAACGTCCCCTATCCGATCATCCGCGGAGCGGAGAAAGGAGAGATCAATGCTTCACTCGACGACGACCGCCGCGCAGATCATTGAGACGGCGCGGGGGAACACGGACATTTCCTTTGAGGTTACGGACGCCGAGATGCTTCTGTGGCTGAACGCGCTGGAACAGCTTCTCTACTCCGACGTGATCCGGTTCCAGAGGCGGGTGACCGCGGAGAACCCGGCGAAGGACGCGCTGATCCGGTACGACAGTTTCGTCTACGCCGCGGACGAGTCGCAGATGGAGGCGCGGGACGTGCTTTCCGTCGCGGCGGACGGGATCGAACTCGACCGCGTGAGCGCGGGCTGGGGGCAGATGTGGCTGGCCGGTCAGCGTCCGGTGTGGTACCCGGACACGAACGGCATCCGTCTTTCTCTTGACAAATCCCCGGAACTGCTGGAGATTGCGTACACGGTGCGTCCGAAGCTGTTCACGGAGGACGCGATGGACACGGACACCGTCCATATGACGCCGGAGTTTCTGCCGATGGTGATCGCCAATCTGCGCGGGAATCTGTACCACGTCGCCAACGAGAACGCGCTGGCGGCGCAGTGGTTCGGAGACTACAACACGCAGCTTGAGACCTTCAAGGCGTGGTGCGCGGATCATCTGCGGCATTACGGGGTGTAAGATGGCGAAGCAGGAATACACCCACATGCAGCAGTTCATGCCGAGCGGGGAGCGGGAGTGGACTTCGATCCGATGGCGGTTCGGCGGGATCGACCGGCGTGACACCATCGACACGGGCGAGTTCTCCGACATGGTTGGCATCTCCTCCGAGCAGGACGCCATGATCACCGACCCGCCGTTCGACGCGGTGGGATGGATCGGGAAGCGATACGCGAACCCGATTCAGGTGGAGAAGTTCGACACGTTCCTCATGGTGCTGTATCTCTCGGACGGCGGCGCGCTGATGGCGGACATGCTCGTCGAGGGCTACACGCCGACCACGGTCACGATCAACGCGGACAACTCGCTCGGCGCGGCGAAGCGGAGCGTCGTGCTGTTCAACGTGTGCGAGATGGAGGACGGAAACATCCTCACGGCGACGTTCCATCCGACGATTCTGATCTTCCCGGATAAATATTCATTCCCCGCCACGCCGACCGCCGGGTACGGCATGACGGCTTCGTATCTGGGCGACGAGTTCCCGAATCTGTCGGTCGCCACCTCGTTCCAGGGTCGTCTTTTCGGCTCGGACGGGTCGCTGGCGTATGCGTCTGGATACAACGATTACGCGAACTGGGATCTCGATACGGCGGACGATTCCTCCCCGGCGCACGCATGGGTCACGGCGACGCAGACCAACGTGCGCGCGGACGACACGATCCTCGCGGTCACCGTATACGGCGGTCATGTGATCCTGTTCAAGCGGGGGTACATGCATGCGATCTACGGCACGGAGAATCCGTTCCGTCTTTACGATATCGGCGAATACGGATGCGTCGGGCAGAGGGCACTCGCGCAGTGCGGCGGGATTCTGTATTTCGCATCGCCTGGCGGCATCATGGCGTACAACGGGGATTCCGTTGTCTGCATATCCCGCAACGTGATCCTCGGGGACGAGCGGCTGCCAGACGACACGGTGCTGAGCGCGGACTTCCGGTATCTGTACGTGAACGCGGAGGGTCTTTCGCTCCGCTACGACACGGTGTGGAACGTATGGACGCGGCAGAGCCTGCCGGATGGATTCTCGTGGCACGATTCCGTCGGGAACCGCGCGCATCCGAACGAGGAATTCCACCTCGGGGACGACGGCGTTCTCTACGCGCCGAACCGCGAGATCTCCCGTCCGTGGTCAGCGGAGACGGATCTCATGGCGATGGGTTCGCTCGATATCCGCCGCGTGAAGAAGATCACGGTCGCGGGCGTGTGCCGGACGGAGAACATCCCGGAGGGGGAGGAGGCGTACATCCGCGTCTATCTTCTGCATCCGGGAGAGACGCTGAGTCCCGACTCGCAGCTGATCGCGGAGAAGGTATTCGGAAGAAACGAAGGGGCGCGGTTCATGCTCCGCTCCCTTGTGCGGATGACGTCGGACACGGCGCACCGCCTCGTCATCGTGGGGGACGGGCATTTTTCCATCCACGCCATCGCCATGAAGGCGACGTGGCCGGGACGGAGCAACCCGCCCGGAGAAGGAGAGCGGTATGACACCGTCTGAGCATCTCGGCGCGTTCGTGGGAACGCAGGAAAAGTCAAAAAGCGCGGAATCCTCCCCGCGGCGGGATGAATCGGCGGATCTTCGCCGGATGGAGGAGCGGATCTCGGAGCTGAGCCGCCGGATGGCGATCCGGGAGGCGGAGATCCGTGACGAGATCGAGCGCATCAACAATGTATTGAACCAGATCGGGAGGGGAACATGATTCAGATTCACGTCGTGCATTCAGCCGTCGTGCCGTCCGTCGCGCAGGCGGGCGTCCGTGGGTCATACGCCGCTGAGGCCATGCGGTTTGACTTCACCCCGGAATGGAACGGCCTTACCAAGAAGCTGATCTTCTTCCCTCAGCGGGGAGCGCCGGTCTTTTGCGTCTATGAGGACGGCGACGAGGTCGTGATTCCGTACCGCGTCATGAAGTGCGCGGGAAACAACACGTTCATCCTGTCTGGCTACAGCCTGACGGAGAACGATCAGATTGCGAAAAAGGTCATCACGGCGACGGGGATCCTATACGTTTCCCCCGCGCCGTCCGACACGCTTCTTGAGCCGGACATCCCGGAGGCGACGGTCTTCGAGGAGATCGTGGCGAAGCTCGGCGCGCCGTATGTCGGCGAGAACGGGGACTGGTACGAATGGGATCCCGACACGCGGGATTTCGTGGATACGGGGACTCCGGCGAGAGGGCCGCAGGGCGAGACGGGGCGCGGCCTTGTGATCCTCGGGAAGTACGTTTCCGTCGAGGCTCTGGAGGAGGCGGTGACCGACCCGGAGGTCGGCGACGCATACGACGTCGGCACGGACACGCTGTACACCTACATCTGGGACGGCGAGAACTGGGTCAGCCACGGCGACATCCGCGGCGTCGGGATCGAGTCGGTCGAGCAGGTGCAGGAGAGCACGGTATCCGGCGGGGTCAACGTCGTCCGCGTGACCAAGACGGACGGAACGACCAGCGACTTCTCCGTGCGCAACGGCGCGAAGGGGGAGCGCGGCGTCCCCGGAAACGTGCATTACGGCTCGGATGCTCCGCCGTCCGACGCGGTGATCTGGATCGATCCGAGCGGTTTGGCGCTGCCGGCTGCGCCCACAACGGACGGCACATACAAACTGTCCGTCACCGTGACAGGCGGACAGCCAACATTCGCGTGGGTGATCGACACCTGACAATACGCCGCGATCGGCGAATGAATAAAATGGGGGCGGGGATCCCCCGCCCCTTATTCTTTCAGAAAGGAGAGCACACATGGCAAACTCCAGTGTGTTCCGCGTAAAAGTAGGCGACCAGTGGGTCGATATTCCCGCCGTGCAGGGGACGGATGGCGTATCCGTTGACGTCCGCATGAGCGGGAGCAAGTTTCAGGAAAAGCGATCCGACGAGGACACGTGGACGACCATTTTCGATTTCTCGACGATCGAGACGATCAAGGGCGACAAGGGCGACCCCGGCGAGGACGGAGAAGACGGAGTGGGCGTCTCATCCGTATCGCTTTCCTCCTCCGGCTCCAGTTACGTGCTCACGTTCACGCTGACGGACTCCACAACGAGGACGGTTTCCTTCCCGAAGCCGACGAACGGCACGAATGGCTACACGCCAGTCCGCGGCACGGACTATTGGACGCAGGCGGACATCGACGCCATGCACCAGTACATTGACGATCAGATTCTCGGAGGCGCGTGGTAATGAGCGTAAACACTGTTTTTACCGCCCTTATGAATCAGGTGCGTCGCGTGACCGGCGCGTCGGGAACCCTCACCCCGGAGGCGGCGACGGCGGCGCTGGCGAATACGACGCCGGGCGATCTGAGTGGCGTGACGGCGACGGCGCAGACGGTGCTGACCGGATACGATTTCGTCAACGCGCAGGGGCAGACGGTGAGCGGAACGATGGCGAACAACGGCGCGGTGTCGGGGACGCTGACGCCGACGGCCAGCACGTACACCATACCATCCGGCTACCACAACGGGAGCGGGAGCGTGGGCGTAAGCGCACAGGCGAAGACGGTTTCGTTCACGCCGGACGGCACGAAGCAGACGATCACGCCGGACAGCGGGAAGTTCATGAAATCGCTTTCCGTCTGGCCGTGCCGGATGAAGACGTACACGGGTACGTTCGACTGGGAACGGAGCGATATCCTTCCTACCATGTCCAAGGTGTTCGTCATTCCGGCGAATCCCGTTCTGAACGGTCATCTTCCGACGCAGTACGAACTCACCATTTTCACGGACATGACGAAGGAAATCGACGAGGCGAACCCGCAGACGGGGGATCTCGAACCCATCGTCGAGCCGTACATCGCTGGCGTGCATCTGCACCGCGACGTCAATGGAAACGTGACATCTGATTGGTCTTATATCGGCCCGCCGATGGCAGGACTTGAGAACGGAGTCCAGATCCGGCACGTCAGTTCGACCGCGACCGTTCAGCTGGAGTTTGTCACGACGCCCGTCGCCGGGTACAAGGTCACGGTGGCGTGGAACGGTGACTCTTTCGATTCGATGGATCTGCATTATGAACGCGGATGCCGCTACATTCTGACCGCGTGGGAATCCGTTCCCACCGACACGCCGCTCGCACAGGGCGACCCGGCATAAGGAGGTTTCACGATGACATGGGAAATTGTACTGGGGCTGATAGCCCTCGTCGGATTCATCGCGTCCATCGGCGGCTTCGTGTGGCGGCTTTCCTCGATGATCGCGCGGTTGGAGAAGGCCGTGGAGACGATGACGAAGGCGGTCGAATCCCTGCGCGTTGACAACGACGCGGAGCACATGCGGCTGAACGAGAAGCTGGAAAACCACGAGACGCGGATCGTGCGGATCGAAACGAAGGTGGGCTGAGATGCTGGGGATCGACGTAAGCGTATCCCAGAAGGGGATGCCGTGGAACCGGTACGCGCAGACCGACGTGTCCTTCGCCTTCATCCGCGCGTCGCAGGGGAAAATGCCGTCGTACCAGCGGCCGTTCACGGACTCGCAGTTCCAGTATCACATGCGCGGCGCGGTCGCGCTCGGCGTTCCGTTCGGCGTGTACCATCTGCTGACCGCCAGGAACGCGCAGGAGGCAGAGAGCGAGGCGAAATACTTTCTCTCGGTCATTGAGCCGTACAGGAAGAATATCGCCCTGTGGGCCGTCTGCGACGTCGAGGACGAGGTATTTCTGCCGAAGGACAAGGCGTCGCTGACGGAGGTCGTGCTCCGCTTCTGCGACGCGGTGCGCGCGGGCGGCTACCGTCCGATGATCTACACGAACCCGAACTATCTGACCTACCGGCTCTATCCCGACCGCATCTCCTCCATCCCGCTGTGGCTGGCGTACTGGGGCGCGAGCGAGGCGGCGGCGAAGCGGTACGATCCGGTGATCTGGCAGCCGGGGAAGAAGAAGATCTTCGGCATCTGGACGGACGTGGACTACGGCTACTTCACGCCGCCCGATGTAAAGCCAGCGCCGCAAAAGCTGAAAGCGGGAGACCGGGTGAAGGTTCTCCGCCCGCTTATATACGGCACGCAGAAGAAATTCACGGCCTACTTCCCGGAATACGACGTGATCTCCGTATCGGGAGACCGGGTCGTGATCGGGATCGGGCGCGCGGTGACGGCGGCGGTGGAGGCGGCGAATCTGGAAAAGGCGTGACTGTTCGCTGAATATTCATTCACTGAATCCCGATTCACCGACATTTCACGCGAAAATCACAGAAAAAGTGCGACATTTCACGCGAAAAGGAGCGGAAAAGTGCGGTTTCTGAAAAAACTGCTCGTGTAGGTGTATGTGTACATGGGCGTCATCGGGTTTGCCGCGTTCATCGCGTGGGCGGCAACGGGCGAGGAGCCGGTGGCTCTTCTTGCCGGGGTATTCGGCGCGGCGGGGGTCGAGTCGATCATCGCGGGCATCATGCGGATCCACGAAATCGCGGCTGAGGAAAGAGCGCGGCGAGAGGAGAGAGAACTCCCGCCCCACTGAATCGCGGCGGGGACTTCCCCGCCCATATGGGGACTTGCCGGAGTGCTTGAACGGAGCCGTCTCTAAAACGGATTAAGAGGAAACCACTCGGAAAGGTTCCTCACGCGGGTTGGAATCCCGCAGTCCCCGCCAGATTTTCAAAAAATCAAAAAGGAGAACCCCTATGAACTGGATTGAACTTTGCGTCAAGATCCTGTTCCTCATTCTCACGGCGTTCGTCAGCGCATACGTCGTTCCGTGGCTGAAGGAAAAGAAGCTGTACGACACGGTCTACCGCATGGTGCAGGCCGCGGAGAAGTGGAACCGGACGCACGAAATCGACAAGAAGCAGTGGGTGATCGGTCTGCTGGAAGCCAGAGGGATCACCGTCAACGCCTATGTGGACGCGCTGATTGAAGCGTGTGTGGAGGAACTGGATATCCGGGTTGGCACCGCGCTGACCTACGAAGAGGAGGAATAATATGCCTACGAGCGCAGAAGTGTACGACACCTACCGGAAACTGGGCCAGCAGTACGCGGACGCGGTGAACCGCGCCTCGCAGGGTGCCTGGGTGATCTCCACGGCGGGGCAGAACGGCGTCCGCACATAGAACGGCGGGTACATCCGCGACACCTCGCGGGATTATCTCGCCTCGCTGACGGGCGATCCGAGAACCGGATTCTACAACGGGACGCTCTACACGATGGGCGACGCCTCGAAGGTATCCGACGCGGTGAAGGTGACGGACGCGGACGTCCGCGCGGCGGCTCCGCAGCTCGCGGCGGCGGCAGAACAGGCGCAGAAAATCAAGAGCGGCGCGACCCCTGCCGCCAACCCGACGGGCGCGGCGGTCAATTTCGGTTCGTCCACCGGCAATGCGAACGCGGCGTCCGCCCAGACGGCGAATCTGACGGGCGGCGCGCAGGTTTCCGGCAACGCGAACGCGGCGGTCACGAACCCGGTCTCCCAGCAGGCCTCGGTAAGCGGCAGCGCAAACGCGGCGAACGGCACGGTGAGCGGCAACGCGAACGCGGCCTATCCGAACGGCTATCCGAACGGCTATCAGGGCGGGTACGGAAGCTATTCCACCACCGGAGCGGGCGCGACGCCTACGGACGTCAACTACAACAATCAGATCTCGAAGACGATTGCCGAACTGGAAACGCTGTACCGGGATCTGTACGGGCGGCAGAGAGAAGGAGACTTCACGAGGACGCCGTATTATCAGACGATCATGGATCAGTACGGCATCCGAGGAGACAACGCGGCAAACGCCGAATATGCGTCGGCGGCGGCGGCGAACGGCGGCAATCTCGATTCCTACGCGGCGGCGAACGCGCGCCGGCAGCAGCTGTCCTACCGGAACGCGGCGCAGACGGCGGCGCTGAACGCATACAACGCGGAGATCGGGAACATGCTCCAGACGCTCCAGTCGCTCGGCGTGAACGTGAACGACCTTTACGGCACGTGGTCGGGCGATCTGGCCTCTCAGCGTTCCGGTGCGAACGCGGCCTACGGGTACGACACGCAGCGGTATCTCTCGGACAACGATTACCGAGCGGCTCTTGCCGGGTACGACCGCGACCGGTACAAATCGGACAACGATCTGACCGGGACGATCTACAAATCCAACACGGATCGGTACAAATCGGACAACGAGCTTCTGGCGGACCGGTACAAATCGGACAACGAATTGGCCGGGAAGATGTACGGGTACGATACGGACTACGATGTCGCCGCGCTGCAGGACGCGACGAACCGCTACGGGATCGACGTCAACTATCTCACGTCGGTTCTCGGCTACAACACGCAGGCGGCTATCGCGCAGATGGACGCGGATGCGCAGATGCGCGTGGCGCAGTACCAGAACCTGCTCGGCATGTATCAGGCGGACATCCAGCGCGAGATCGCGCAGGGCAACAACGCATCACAGGAGCGGATCAACGCGGCGACGCTGGCGTACAACCAGACGAGGGACGCGCTGAACAACGAGCTGCAGCGGTATCTCGGCGGTCTGGACTATCAGGCGAGCATCGCAAACGCGGACGCGACCGTGGCCGCGGCGCAGGCGAAGGCGGGTACGAACGGCGCGGCAACGGCTCCAGAAAACACAGTAACGCCACCCGAAAACACAGTAACGCCGGGGACGCCGAACACGGATCCGTCGATCATCTACAACCGTGAGGCGCTCGTTCGCGGCGGGAACCCGAACGATGTTTCATACGGCACGGTCGGGTATGTCCCTTCCAACGCGGAGCAGAAGAAAGCGGAGCCGTACGTCCAGCGGCTGGCGCAGTACGGAAGCATGAGTCAGAACGGCCTGTATTCCGACGAGGCTATCGACTATATCGCGTCTCTCGGCAGATACGGCCTGTCCGACAATCTCATAAACTGGATCGTATCCGAGGCCGGGAAGCGGACGCTGAACCTTGGGGAAGGAGATTCGCCGCAGCACCAGAAGATGAGCGAACCGAGTTCCAAGTATTACGCGACCGATCTGGCGGGTATTGAAAAATATATTCAGGATGTGGTTGATGCTTCCGCCCGGTACGGTGACGAAAGTCCGCAGTATACGGCGGCGCTGAACGCGATCATGTCTCTACAGCTTCCGGACGGGCTTGCGCAGCAAGCCATCCTTGAAGCAAGAAACAGAATCTATGCGAACAGCATTGTACCCGCGCCGAGTGCATCGAACGGCGGCGCGTCGGGCGGCTCAAAAGACAGATACAATATGGAGAAACCGTAATCTATCAAAACGGAGGATGCTATGGCAATCAAGCCGGGTATTATGAATATCGGGGGCGGCAACACCGCCCCTTCTTCCGACGAGACGAAGAAGAGAGAAGAGGAAAAAATCAGCGAAGAAGAGCGCGAGGCAGCGAGACGGATCGTTGAAGGATACTACCGGAACACGGTTTCAAGCGACAATCGCGGCTTTACGCAGGACTACGCAAACGCAGTGGAACGTGCCGGCGCGTATGGAGCGGGATGGACGAACGAGAACGCGCCGGTAGACGATATTTCCCGGGCGCAGGAGAACGCAAGCGGCCTCGCACGGAATACGGAACTATACTCCGGCGCCGTTGACAAGGCGTTTGGAATCGGCGTGTCCGGCGGTCTGTACGACACGTACACGGATGCGTCGAAGAATCTCTCCGATATCCGCACCGGCGTCCGGGCGCAGCGGGATCTCTACAACCAGTACCAAAACGCCGATGATTACAACGCGGATCAGCGGCTTTTTGCCATGTCTTCCGAGGAACTGAAGAAAGAAAGCGATAAGATCCGACAGACGCTCGACGAAACGAAGAAGAACGCATACAAGGGCATCCTTGGATTCGGGTATATCAAAGACGCGGACGGGAGATACAGACTGTATACTCCGGATTCGCCGATGGCCGTTCCCGATTCCATCAAATCCATGGAAGACCAGCTTTTGAAGCTGGACGCGCTGTACAACAGCAAAAAGTATTCTGAGGACGTATCGAAGTACGGTATCGATCCGGCGTCCATGACCTATGACCAGCTCATGGACACCATGAGGGTCGGTTCGGACGACGAGAAGAGATTTGCGCTCGATTATTACAATTCTCTCGGACAGAGCAACCTGCAGACGAAGCGCGCCGTGGAGTGGTACGCTTCCCTGCCGAAGGACGAGAAGGCGAAAATCGATTCCATGTGGAATTCCGCGGTCGCGCGCGGAATGACGTCGAACGGCGTCAGCATCTACGCGGCGCAGGATATCCTTCGTGACGATCTCGTCAAGAACGGATACATGGAGAACGAAGCGGAAACCATGGCGGATCTCTACGTCCGTCATCTCAACGAGGGGATGAACCGGAACGTACAGCGCGTCGCGGAGCAGTACGGCAGCGAGCATCCGCTGGCGTATCCGCTTCAGATGGCAGCGGAAAAAGCCCTCACCGGATACGCGGAGCTTCTTGCCCCGGCGCTGTACAAGATCAGGGAAAACATAACGGGACGACCGGTAGACGTAAACGAGCCGCTGATGGTGCAGAACCGCAAGTATGAAACGGCGCAGAACGCCGCGCAGAACAGCGAGA